AGGGCGTTCCTTCCCCTGTAAAGACAAAATCGGAGGAATCAAGCGCGTATGGGTTGCACCATTCGACGCGGACAATTGGGGCTCTATCACTGCGGGCGTAATTGCTGCGGCTGAAGCGGTGACGGTATACGGTTTTGAACTCACGAAGAATACAGGTTCCTTTCAACAGACGGTTACGGCCTCTGTAGAGAACGGTACTGTTTTCTTCTCGCAGGTTTTGGAGCTTACCTTGCCTAACTTGGTAGCAACAGATAACGTAGAGATTTACGACCTCTTGAAGAGCCGTCTCGCCGTTATCATCCAAGACAACAACGATAACTATATGTTGATGGGGCACACTACCGGAGCGGAAGCCACCGGGGGAACCATCGGCACGGGAACCGCCAAAGGAGACTTGAACGGTTACCAGATCCAATTAACCGCGGAGGAAGCTATCCCGGCTCCGTTCGTTTCTTCTTCGGACGCGAATATTACGTTCACCGCGGGCTCCTGATTTCATTTTGTTTGGTTTTAGGTTAACAGGACGGGGGAGGGCGGAAGTCCTCCCCTTTCTTTTTTACGATGATTACACTTACTCCCAATAGCGCCTCAGAGCAATTTATCTACCTCACCTTGCAGGAGATGAAGAAGGACTTTGATACGTTCACCCATTACCTCGTTATATTTACGAGCATGGCAAGCGACGAGTCTTTCTCTATGGTGGGCAACGTAGACGCGGATAACGCCCGATATACGAAGCTCAGCGTATTTACGAACGAGTCCCTCCCTACTTCGGGGCGCGTCCTGCTTACCGAATCCGGACAATATACTTACGCTGTATACGGTCAGAACTCTTCTACCAACCTCGACCCTACCGACGCAAGCGTAGAGGGCTTAATTGAGCGCGGTACGCTTACCGTAACCGGAGAGACGGGGTACACCATCCCGTCTATTTCTATTCCCGATAACGTCATTTACTACCAGTAATGGAGATACTTCAACTCAGCAAATACGAGGAGCGTTCGTACCGCGAAACACCCAACCGAGAGGGCTTCGTGAATTACGGAGACGACAACCTCTTTCCTCAATACTTGGTAGACCTCTACCACTCTTCCGCCACTCACAACGCCCTCGTTACCTCTATCGCTATGATGATATTCGGCGAAGGCTTCGACGCTTCCGATTTGGATGGGCGGTTAGCTTTCGACCAATGGAATCTTAACGACGAACTCCGCAAGGCTTGCTTGGATTTCAAGATTCAAGGCGGATTCGCTCTCGAAGTCAATTGGAGTATCGACCGTACTACGATTGCCAACGTCTCGCACTTGCCTTTCGAGAATGTACGCAGCGGATTTGTAGACGAAGAGGAGAAAGTCGAATATTACTACTATTCGAAGGACTGGAGCGACCGTACCGAGGAGCGCATGCAAATTTGCGCCTTCGACGTAGAGAAGAAGCTCGACCACCCCACACAAATAATGTACGTGAAGCCCTTTAGCCCGGGCTCCTTCTATTACCCTAAACCGGACTATATCGGCTCGATTAACTATATCGAACTCGACAAGGAGATTTCTATCTACCACATCAACAATATCCAGAACGGGATGAGTCCCTCGTTCTCGATTCACTTTAAGAACGGCATACCTCCCCAAGAAGAGCGGAACCGTATCCGCATGGATATCGAGCGGCAGTTGAGCGGAGCAGGCAACGCGGGGAAATTTATCGTGACTTACTCCGACGATCCAGATAGAAAGCCCGATTTCGAGCCGTTCCAATTGTCCGACGCGGATAAACAATATCAGTTTTTGAGCGAGGAGGTAACGGGTAAAATTATGATTGGGCACCGCGTCACCAACCCTATGATGTTTGGGGTATCTGTTCCGGGTAAGTTGGGCGGAGGAACTGAATTAGAAGCCTCAGAAGCCATCTTCGATAAGAACGTAGTACGTCCAGCTCGGAAGGTAGTAGAAGAGGCGGTTAAGACGCTTCTAAACGCCGCAGGGTTGCAAGGCTCTTTGGTGACTCTTTCCTCTCAAGAAACGAACCTCGACGGCTGCCTTTCGTATTTGGATGAGGTAGGTGAAGAGATGGGAGAAGAATGGGAACTTATCGACGAGGTAGAAGTAGACTACGACCTCGAGACGGCGCGGGACGCTATGTGGGCATTCGCAAAGGTTCCGAGTTCGAAGCCTCAAGCCGGATCGGAACAAGATACCGAGATTATCAAAGTCCGCTACGCATACGCTCCCGATACGGTCTCGGATAATTCGCGGGAGTTCTGTAGGAAGATGGTCAGCGGAAAGCGCGTATACAGGAAAGAAGATATCCTCGCAGCGGGCGACCGTGCCGTTAATCCCGGATGGGGGCCAAACGGAGCGGATACCTACTCTATTTGGCTCTACAAAGGCGGCGGAGATTGTCACCACTTCTGGAAGCGGCAAACGTACCTCCGCAAGAACAACCAAAAGATTTCGGTAAACCAAGCGAAGAAACTGATTCGAGAGGCAGGAGTTGACGCAAAGCGCCTCGAAGAAAACGACCGCCGCGTAGCTACCCGTCCAACAGATATGCCGAACAACGGCTTTTTAAAACCTCGATAAATGGCACTTACTGCAGAAGTACTCTTCGTAAATCCGGACTATATCAAGCGGATTACCAACCTTAACGGAAGCCTTGAGGACGCGTACCTCGTGCCTTCTATCATCCTCGCACAAGACAAGTACATTCAACTCTATTTGGGGACGGATCTACTTAACAAGCTCAAGAGCGATATTTCGGGCGGTACCTTATCGGGCGACTACGCTACGCTTATGGATTCCTACGTCCGTAAATCAACGCTTTGGTGGACGATGGTGGAACTTATCCCTTCGCTTTACGTGAAGATGGATAACGGGTCTTTGGTTTTGCGGGTCTCGGAAGATACGCAAGCCATCTCCCCGGACGACCTGCACCGAGAGGTAGAACGCGCACGGCAAAACGCCCAATTCTACACATACCGCCTCTACGAATACCTCTGCAATAACTCGAGCCTCTTCCCCGAATACAGTTCGAATACGGGCGCGGATATGCTCCCGCAGCCGGCGGACTACTACCAGAGCGGCTTGAGTATCTCCGGGCAGAGCAGGTACCCACGCCTCGTAGATTTAAGAGCCTTCTTTGGATGAGGAAAAGCAGAAAAGAGAATATAACCCTACTTAAAAAGTTTCTCGATGACATCGACCGAAATCGTCCTAATGCTAATTCCAAGCGCGATAACAATAGTAGCGGTATGGGTAAACCTAAACCGCGAAATTGAGAAGCTCAAGGGGCGCATTATCCGCGTAGAGTCCGATAAGGACGAACTCAAGGATATGATGAAGGAGGTAGTTAAGGCCGTCCACAAAATCGAGCTTATGCTCGCGGAGCGATGAGGTATTTCACTTATGAAGAATTCGATTCTCCCGACCAGCCTAACAGCGGAGAAATGATGGATCCGGACTTCTTGTCCATGCTCGACGAAGCGAGGGACTGCGCGGGTATCCCTTTTGTAATATCTCGAGGTGGGGGCTTCCGGACAGTTGCTTACAATCGGCAGTTGATAAAAGAGGGCTACCCCGCTTCTCGCAAGTCATCGCACCTCCTAGGTTTAGCCGCGGACATCTACGTTACCGACTCCCGCTCGAGGTACATTATCCTTGACGCGCTTCAAGAAGTCGGATTCACGAGGATAGGGATTGCGCCGAATTTCCTGCACTGCGACCTCGATACAAACAAACCTCAACACCGCATATGGGTTTATTGACTAAAGACCGGGATATACATATTCTCCCGCTCTCTTTCGAAAGTACGAAAGACGAGAAAGCGATATACCTCCTCTCGGATATTCACTTCGATTCCGTTAAATGCGACCGGCGCCTATTCTTCAAACACCTCGATATGGCAAAAGAAGAGAACGCGTCGGTTTTCATTTTAGGCGACCTGTACGACCTGATGCAAATGCGTTTCGATCCACGCGGGAATTACGATTCTTTGCGCACGGAGCTTAAGAAGATGGCTTATATCGATGAGGTTATAAAGGACTGTACTTCTAAACTCGAGCCATACAAGGACGTTATCAAGCTCATAGGGCAAGGGAACCACGAAACCAATATTACGAAGCGGCACGGGGTCGATGTAATCCAACGAACCGTAGGAGTCTTGAACGATAAAGGCGGGCAAATAGTGGCCGGATATTACGCGGGGTGGGTGATTCTCAAATGCGACTGGCAGGGCAAAGGCAAGCGCCGCTCCTACCCCCTACACTATCACCACGGGTACGGAGGCAACGCCAAGCGTTCGAAAGGAGTCCTCAACGTGGATATAGATATGAAGGACTATCCGCAAGCGAGAATTATCGCCCGCGGGCATACCCATCAAAAATGGTATCACCCGGTGATGCGCGACGTACTAACGGCACAATTCCAGCACGCACAAGAGACGGTTCACGTAGTGCAGACCGGATCGTACAAAAAGAAAGACCGCTCCATAGGTTGGGAAGTAGAGAAGGGGTTTAGTACCCCGCGCCTCGGAGGTTGGCGCTTCACGATTAAGCCACAAGGAAACGAATACGCGATTCAATGCCACGAACTACACTGAAGGAAACCAAGCTCGGAGAATGGTTCCGAAATAAATCCCCGAAGATATTCGACCTCATCGGCGACGTAGTGCCGGGAGGCGACGCTTTAAAGACGATAGGCGCGTTAATTGACGCTACTACGGTAAGCGAAGAAGAAAAGGCGCAGGCGCGAATGATGCTTTCGCAAGCGGCCAACGCAGATCGTGCGAGCGCACGGAACCGAGAGATAGAAGTCACCAAGGTTCTGAACAAGCGGGACTGGATGCAGGCCTTTGTTGGGTTGGCAGCTATGATTATCGGTATTGTTATGGTCGTTTGGGCGAAGACGGGAGTAGAGGACAAGGAAATCTTCTTTCACATCTTAGGATTCGCAGAAGGGACCCTCGTGGGGCAAGTGGTAAACTATTACTTCGGTTCTTCTCAGAAGTAGTATATTGCGGCTCCCTTTCGTGGGGTCTATCATCATTGTTATGTTTTGTATGGAGAGGGAGGCCTAACGGGGCTTCCCTCTTTTTTTTGCAAAAAAAATTGGATATTCGTAATTTTATTGTACATTTGGAATATGCAAAACCAACAAACAATGAATTACAACGGCTGGACTAATTGGGAGACGTGGCAAATATTGCTGTGGGCTTCAAACGACGAGAATCTATACAATCAAACGACACGATTCGTGAATTTCTTCTCGTGGAGAGTAGGCTTTGAGGATAAAGTGAAATATTTTTTCACTGATATGTTTCCAAATGGAACTCCGGACATGGATTCAGCCGATGAAATGCAAGCGGTGAATTGGAGTGAAATTGCCGAGCACCTTAAGGAATGGAACGACTAATACATACAACGATGGAAACTTACTACTACGAAATCGACGGGCGACTCTCTTTAGAAGCAGAGTACACAATCGACGGAGCCGACGAAGGCACGGACTACGCCCCACCAAGTAACCCAAGTATCTCCCTTCAGCGCGTGTACCTCGTAGAGGGCTCGAAGCGTATCGAAATTACGGAGATGTACGGACGCTTCTTCGACGTGGATTGGAAGGAGCTCGAGAATACAATCGAGGATGAACTCTACAACGCACAATAAAATGGATCAAATCAGGGACGACGTTCAACTCTACTGGAATTGGGCAAAGAAAGAATTCGAAGGGGAGGAAATCGACCGCCTCCTCTTCGAAGTAGAATCA